CGAAATAGTATCGTCTATTAACTCAATTTGTTTGGTATTATTATCAACGTATCTTTGTGAGGTCTGAGAAGACGAATATTGCCCTCCTGTTTTGTTGAATACTTTTAAGTCTGCCAGTGTACTAACACCTGGTATGTCTTGTATGATTCTCCTAATGTCAGATATATTTACATTCTTCCCTAATAGGTTTGTCATAGGTGATAAATAAGACTCTACACTATTAACTATATTAGTGACGACCTGTCCTTGGTTTTCTGTGGATGTCATAGCCACACTAAATTCAAACTCTAAGTCTATTACGTTCGCACTTCGTATAGAAATATAATCGTTTATCATACGGTAATTAGAAAGATAATTCGCTATATTATCTTTTAATGTGTTTGATACGTTACTTGTTAACTTTCTGTTTGAGTCATAAGATAGTATTTCTATTTTTATCTTATTATCTTCCTCAACTATGGCGGCCTTAGCTGGTGCACCAAATCTACTTGGCATCGTTCTTATTAGTGAGTTATAATCATTTACAGTTACTGCCCTTTTTTGTGCCGCAAAATTAAATGTAACCATGTTTCTAACTTCTTCGGTTGTTGGTAGGTCTCCTCCCCCTATTGCGGCGGTTACATTATTACACCTTAAACTTTGAAGTACATTTTGATTAATGTTTTGTGAAGGTCCGTTAACCGCAAAATTAACATTTCCTATTTGATTAATTGTATTAACTCCTATGTTAGATGTTGTTCCCCCACCTACTCTATACTTCACAAATAAAGTTGTATTTGCCTTAACTGTTTTACCTAAAGCAATGTTATTTTGATAGTCTTGTAACCTAAGTGGGATTCCTGTTCTTGCAAACTCAGCAAGTTGGTCGTCCGCGGTTACTGTAGCACTACCGAATTGTACTCTACAGTATCCTTCAGGTGTGTATTCCGATATAAATCTATTTTCGGTTTCTATATATCTTCCAACTTTAATACCTGGATTATCAGATGCTTTACTTGGGTCTTCAACAAAAATTGTATTTTCGGCTAACGCGTCAACTTCGTACCATTTATCAGGTGAAGTAATAAACTCATCATATGTCGGTGGACTAGAATATGATGTCCCGTCTTTTTGTATTAATGAAGTAATACTTATTACATTTTTTTCGGGTAAAAAGAACTCATAGAATGGTTTTACGTCATTGTTATTAATAACTTTTTTAAATACTTTTGTAGTACCATTAACAACAACTTCTCTTTTTGTTATAGTGTAGTTAATTACTCTATTATTAGAATCAAAATTAGGTATTTTAGTTCTATTAGGGAATCCTTTGTTATTATATTGGGTACTAAAATCAATATCGTCAGGATTTTCAAATATTTGTCCTGCGCCTATGAATTGTGAACCCGCTCTTATAATACCTAAGTATCTACTATCTTCTTGGTCCCCAAAAGCAGGTACTGTAATAGAAACATCAACTAATGCTATAGAGGGACGATTACCTGGTATTTTTAATCCATAAGTCCTTGCAATATTATATATTGAGGATTTTTGTTGAGCATACTGTAATACCGTTTCTTGTATACTTCTATCAATATGGTAATGTAGGTTATCACCAATCGCAGCGTTTAAATCTAAAAATACTGAATAAACGGACGCGTCATTAAAGTTATCTATTAACTCAGGATAATATTGACGCGTAAAATTAATCAGGTCCTGTCTTAGTCCTTCAAAGTCTCTATCTGTATATGAAATTTTACGATTAGCCATTTACCTTAAATATTAATAATAATGAAATCTCTAGTATCAAATGTACTATCTTTAATAGAATAGTCTATTTTTACTTTTGCAGTATATTCTTCAACACCTTCACCGGCGGTTCTAAATATATCAAACATTTCATAAGTGTTTTGTTGGTCTTCAATGTTTAAATCACCAATAGGGCTTTTGTCTTCATCAGTATATGGTCGTATGGTAATATCGTTTATCTGTAAGTTGGGTATGTACTTGTCACAAGCAATCTGTATATCTGATTTTATTGCGTCAAATGTTGGTCCATCCATAGGTTCAAAAATAAATTCATATATTCTTGTTCCAAAATCAGGTAAATAATATCTACTCCCTTTACGTGTTAGAATTAAATGTAGTAAATCCGCCCTTATTTCTTCAGGTACATTTTCAGTTAAGTCTAAGTAAGTACCATCAGCACTATCCCTAAAAGGAAAATTTACTCCATATGTTTTCTTTATTGCCATAACAATAAATATAACTTATAATATTTTTATAAAAAAACCCGTGTCTAAACACGGGTCTTTTTTTTATCCCTCACAAGCCACACACTGTAGGTCATTTAAATTTAATTTCTTCCTTGCAAACGCCTGAGCTGAATTCATAGAGTGTTGATAGTATAGTGTTTTAACTCCTAACTTCCATGAATCAATTAATAACTTATTAACGTCTCTCGTCGGCATATCAGGTGATATCATTAAATTTAATGATTGTGACTGGTCAATATAATCCTGTCTAACCGACGCTTGATTTATGATTGATGCTTGGTTAATCTCTGCAAATGTTCTAAACACATCCTTTTGTTCGTCTGTTAGAAAATTTAGATGTTGGACTGAACCGTCCTTCTGTTTAATTGTATCCCATATTTCTTTGGTATCTTTCCCTAATTCACTTAATAGTTTTTTAAGTATCGGATTTTTAATCGTCACTTTTAGTTTTGCCACGTCTTTAACGTAACAATTAGACCAAATTGGTTCAATTGATTGTGATACTTGACCTAATATAAAAGCTGACGATGTTGTGGGCGCAATTGCATTAAGTGTTACATTTCTACGTCCGTAACCTTCAAGATATTCAGGTTCTCCAAATTTTTCAGCTAACTCAGCGGATGCACTATATGATTTTTCTTTAATCAATTTAAACACCTCTACGTTTAACTTTGCACTTTCTTTTGTATCAAACCCTAACCCTTTTGATTGTAGTAAGGAATGCCACCCTAAAACACCTAATCCAAGGGCTCTTTGTCTCTTAGCAAAGTTATATGCCTTTTCAAGATAGAAAAACGCTCTATTACCTTCAATAGAACCATCAGATTTTAAATCTTCAATCTTAGTTAAAAATTCAGTAACAACCGCATCTAAGAAGTATGTCATTGTCTCAACCGCATCTGTATCTTTCCATTCGTCATAATGTAATACATTCATAGACGATAAAACACAAACGAATGATTCTTCTTCTGAATTATGAAGAGCAATTTCTGAACAAAGGTTAGAATTATAAATTTTAGCACCTTTATCTCTATACACTTCAGGTGATTTATTATTCATAGTATCACTAAACATAATATACGGATATCCAATTTCTCCACGTCTTTGTATCACTTTAGCCCATATAGCCCTTTTTTTCTCATCACCATCAATCATTTCTTTCATGAAATTATCACTAACAGTAACTGCGTGTGTCAAATCTTGGATTGGGAACCCTTCTGTCCCTATTTCAAGAAATTCCATGATGTCAGGATGCTCAACAGGTAAATAAGGTGAAAAACGTCCTCTACGAGTTGCGCCCTGTGAGATATTATCAACAACACTCTCAAAAAGATTCATGAAATGAACTGCTCCAGGAGCATGACCGTTATCGGTAATATCGGCACCTCGTTCACGAATATTTCCAAAGTACCCTGAAGTACCTCCACCCATTTTACTCATTTCACCAACTTCAGCTTGTGTGTATAAAATAGATTCAATATTGTCTCCGATATTTGAACCAAAACAACTTACGGGTAATCCTCTTTTTTTTCCAAAATTAGCCCATACAGGTGATGATAATGAATACCATCCCTTACTCATGTAGTCATAAAATTTATCAGCAAATCCTTCGATTCCTAATATTTTTTCTGCATGGTCTGCAATTGTTCTAATTCTTTCAAGAGGTTCCTCACCCTCACTCAAATACCCTCTCCGAAGAAAGGTTATGGATTCCTCATTAATCCAATCAAAAGGTTTTCTATTTTCCATTTTTTATATCGTAATTAAATTAAAATAAATCGTTTGACGTAATCGATTTTGATTTCTTACTATAATTAATACTTCTCTTATTGAAGAAATCTGTGTGTTTTGTTGTTAAAATTTCATCATCAAACCATTCAGTAGTTTCAAGTAATGTTTCATTTATTGTGAAAATACTATCAATACCGATTGAGTTTAATGATACGTTAAATCTGTGTTTTATAAACTCCATAGTTTGCTTTTTAGTTAAAAAGTCTAAGTCTCCTTTTTCAAAAATCCAATTAACTATTTCAATCTCAGCGTCACACGCTTCTAAAGTTGCATCAATTAAATCTTCTACTAACTCTTCTGTCCACCAACGTGGATTTTCTTTTTTGATTAAGTTTACTAAATCAAATCCAAAATTAGCGTGAATGTTTTCTTCTTTAGATGTCGCTTCAACAGCATTACTAATACCTTTTAACATATTTTTATGTTTGTTGAATGACATAATAACTAAAAATTGAGAAAACAGTGAAACGTTCTCAATAAACATTGAGAATAGTATTACTGACTCAAAATAGTCTTTGTTTTCAACACTTTTAGAATTAGATATAGACTTTTCAAGGTACTTAATTCTTCTTCTAATTGCGGGTACTTGCATTAGGTTTTCAAATTCTTTATTGAGACCTAATAACTGTATTAGGTGTGAGTACGCATCTGCATGTCTTACTTCAGACTCTGCGAATGTTGCTCCAACATTACCAATTTCAGGTTTTGGCATTCTTTTGTATATATCACCCCAAAATGTCTTAACTGCAATCTCAATTTGAGAGATTGCTAACATCGCTCTTTCAAGTGCGGTTTTTTCTTTTTCGTCTAAGTGTACTTTAAAATCTTGTATATCTGAAGTAAAATTAAACTCTGTATGTACCCAATATGAATGTCTAATGGCGTCGACAAACTCATTTAACTCAGGATAATCATAGGGTTTTAAATTAACTCTTTTTGAGAATATGTTCGGTCTGTTTTTAGCCCTGTATACAATATACTCTTTTGCCACTTCGTTAAGACCATTATCCATTAATTTATTTTCAACCATATCATGGATGTCATCAACGTGTGGTATTCTTTCTTTATCATTTCTAAACAACGCTTTAGTTGTAATACGAGCAATCTTTTCCGCCATCTCTTCGTCGACTTGGTTAGTGCTCTTCATCGCCTTTAAAACTGCAACTTCAATTTTTTCAGTTTTAAAAACGACTTTATCTCCGCTTCTTTTTATCACATAGCGCATATCTTTCTCTACTTTATTCATTAGATTCTCCATCTTTTAAGACAATTAATTAAGATTTATTTTCTTTTTGTTTCCTTTTTTCAAGAAGTTCACGGATTCTTTCTTTGTTTTTCTCCTCCTTTTGTTCTTCAAGACCAAGGAATGTTACACTCTGCTCCGTATCGATTTCTAACATTTCATTATCAAACTTACAGTTTTCAAATACGATTCCATCTTTACCAATACGTGACTTAGTAATTGCAATGGTTGCTAAATTCATTTCTTTTTGTTGTAATGACTTAGCAACTGAAATAATAACGTGACCAACTTGTGCCTTTTTAATTGAACCTCCCATCTGGTCTGTAGTAACAACGTCAGAAGAAATAGAACTTCTATTTCCTTGTGTTGCTGTCCAACCAACCAAGTTTAGTTCGTGACACATAGCCTCGAAACCTCTCATAACTGAACCTTCACTTTTCCATTCATCACCTAAATTCTTATCAGGTACAACACAATCAATATAATCTAATACGACCATGTCAACCTTAGTCCCTTCAGCTATCATCTTACGAATCTGATTTTTAATCTGATTCATAGTAAGTGTGTCTGACGGTAACTTTTTGAGAACTAACTTATTCGGTGCATTTTCTCTGATTTCTTGAACTTTACTTAAAACTTTGTCTTTGTGCATTGACAATAAATCGGGTGCAATTTCAGTCCATAAAGTAAAATGCTTCCTTTGAATAATCTTAGGGTTATCCTCAAAGAAAATTTGAAGAACGTTATATCCTAAGTTAAATGCGTGATTTGAAATCTTTGTTAAGAGTGTAGATTTACCGACACCTGTTGGTGCCAAAATAACTCCTAACTCACCTTTAGCGATTCCACCTTTAAGTAGATTGTCAATACCTGGTATTCCCATAGGGATTGGGTGTCTGAAGTCTTCCTCAAGTACTTCTTCGAGGTTTGCGAAAACCTCAGCAGTACCAGCATCTACTTCTCCAACTTGTAAAGCTTCTCTTACCATTTCCTCCAAGTGGTCATAAGATTCAAAATCACCTTTATCAATGATTTTTTGTGCCTTAGACATGACTTTTTGAAGTTCTTGTTGTTTACAGAACTTAAGAGCTTTTTCCTGTACGAAAGATTCACCTTCGGCGGGGGCTTCTTTTACTTGCTCCATCATATCAAGAACTATCTTCTGAGCCATAGGAGACGATACTTCTGACTTAATAAGTTGTTCAAGAGTATTATACGAAGGCGTGTGTTCGTACTTTTGGTAATACTCTTTGAGAACTTGCATGATTAACTTAAAATACTGATTATCAAAGTATTTTGGTTCAATTACATCAACAATGGAAGAAGCAAAGTCCTTATAAAGAACGATGTTATTTAATAATTGTATTTGAAATGTGTTTCCGAGATATCCGAAATTTTTTTCCTTCGACATGTTGATTGTAATTACTAATAATGTGTTTTAATAAATATGTTTAAGAAAGGGTATATTCCATATAATTCTGTGTCAATTTGTCAGAAGAAAAAACTTCAGTTAGTGACTTCAGAATAGACTTTAAATGAGGTCTTACATCTACAGTGTACCTAATCTTAGGTGGATATTTTTTTCCATCCCAACCGCGGTGCATAATAACTTCGTCATTATACTTGACGTATATGTTAAAAGTCTCATCGTCATCTGTCATAGATGTTTCTAATATTTGAGGGTCGGACATGATTTGATATTGATTTTCCAACATATACCAAATAGTTTTGGTTTTTAAATCATTGTGAATTTTACTGTATATATCACTTACAGTATCTGCTAATTCTACACTACTTTTAGTCCCTTCATTATAACCTTTAACATTGTAGTATCTCTGTACAATGATATTGTCATTCAATGTGAGTAGAAACTCCATCTTGGTAATGTCATTCTTTTCTTTACTCATTTTTTTGTTTTTTTTTAATTAGTTTTTCTAAATCTTCTTTTTTCTTTTCTTGTAAGTTTCATAAAAGGTGTCAAGAAATACACCCATGCATTGTCTGTTTTTGGTAAGTATTTAAAAATTCCATCGTTCATCATCATTCTCATAAGGTTTTGATACCCTCGACCTTCAGGGTCAATATCCTCTTCGTAATACAGTTGAACGAGTTCCTTCGCTTCTTCCGTTAACAAAGGTTGTGAAAGGTCGACAAGTTGTTTGTTAATAACATAAAACTCTTCTCCATAAACCCCTCTTTTTGTCTTTCCTGATAACAAGTTTTGTAACGCTCTATTGTCTTTATCATTTTCATGTAGTTTTTCACCCTTTTGTAAAATGTCGTCAACAGACACTACAGAATCAAGTATCTCAGGAAAAAGTTTTGAAAAAGTCTTTTCACCAAAATAGTAGATACCATCAATATTATCTGATTTGTCACCAGATATTATTTTGAAGGTAGCCACATTTTGGTGGGGAATTGAAATGTCTTTCAGTTTGACTTTATCCCCGTCTTTAATCATTTGTTTTTGGGATGGAGAATATATCTGCACATTCTCAGAGATGAGTTGTGTTAAGTCTTTATCCGCAGAGAATATCGTTTTGTGTTCGTCTAAAGAGATTTGACAGTAGTAGGCAATCATATCATCAGACTCGTTACCATCCACCACCACCTGACGAATAAACATCTCCTCAAGGTATTCTTTAACTCTCTTTAGTTGCCAATTAAAAGATTGTTTTTGAATATCGTTAAGTCGATTATATCGTCTATTCTCTTTATATTCCGCAAATATTTTTTTTCTCTGAATTGAGTTATCATCTCCAT